GGTCGGCGCTGGCGATCTGCAGCAGCCCGACCGTTGCCGGCGGCACCTGCGGCGGTTCGATCTTGCCGATCGGGCCTGCCTGGGCGATCGATCCATCGGGATTCCGCAGCACCTTTAGCAGCCGCAGCGGCGTGCGGTCGATGTTGCCCCTGGCCCATTGCTCGAGGATCACCTCATCGACCTGGTCGGGGTCGACGATCGGCACGTCGAACGGGCTGAGCGACTGGGTCTCGACGACCTTGCCGATGCTCGCGTTGTAAATCCGCTGGCTGTCCATCCGCTTGGCGACATGGCCGCGCCAGCGGATCATGTTGTCGACGAACTCGAAGCGCCCGTAATAGGGGATCACCGGGATCTTGGGCCCGAGGATAAATCTGCAGTCCTTCAGCACGCAGGTGCCGTTGAGGATATATTTGTGGACCCGGCGCCGGTCGACCTTCCTGGTCTTCGACTTCCACCCCAGCGCGCGCAGTTCCCTGGTTGCGGCGCTGTCGATCTCGCTGTCAAAGTAGCGCTGGGTCTCGCCGCTGATCGCCTGGGTGAAGGTGATCAGCTTGTCGGCGACATGCTCTACCTCGTAATATTCCGCGGTCCTGACGACGTCGGGGGTGTACCAGTCCCAGGCGTATTGCCAGCCAGTAAGCGGCCAGGCGGCGAGGTTCTCGGCCCCCCATTTCTCTTCGGCGAGAATGCGCGGGTCGGCCGAGACGACGAACGCCCATTCGGCATCGCTATGGTTGTAAAGCACGCTGGCGCCGTCGAAATAGACGCACTGGTCGGCATCGACGATGATCCGCGCCGGGTTGACCCGCAGGTTCTCGTTCTCCGGATCGTCAGGGTCTTCATGGTCTTCTGTAGCGCGGTAAGCCCCGAAGCCGCCGCGGATGCCCTCCTTGAACGCATTATCGCGCGCAAGATCCGAGCCGAAGAACGCGCTGTCGGCGCGGTAGCAGCCATCCAGCGTGTCGGCGGTCGCGTCATCGGCGAAGTCGTCGGCCGGCAGGAAATCGACCGTCAGCCGGTTCTCGCGGTAGTCGGTCTCGATCTTCTCCAGCGACTTGGTGATCTTGTCGACCTCGGGCCTGGGCGTGTTCTCGAACTGCTCCAGCCATGGCCCTTCCCATTGCGCCCCGGAGACGGTGACGAAGCGGCGGGCCTCGAGCGATTGCGCGCGGAGCTCGCGCTGCGGCACGGCGACGGTGTCGAACCGGCGCATCGCGCGCTCGTGGACGCTCTCCAGGTCGTGCTTGTTGGCGCCATGCTCGAAGTTGTTGGTCTCGGACTCGGGGGTCGGCTCGAGGCGATCCTCGGTCGCGGAGTCGGTCTCGGCGTTGGGCTCAAGGTCAGCCATCAGCTATTTCCTCACCCGCTTGCGGCGCTCGATCCATTCGCCGACGGTCTCGCCAGGGTAATGATCGTCCTTGACCAGCCGGCCGAGTTCCCGCTTGGACAAGCGCTTGAACTCGCGGGTGTAAATCTGGCTGACCCGGCCAACGCTCAGCCCGTAGCGCTCGGCCAGCGACGCCAGGGTCTCGCCGGTGCGCCAGCGGTCCTCGAAGATCGCGATGTTGCGCGCCGCGTCTTCAGCCCGGACGTCGGCCATTCCAAGCCTCTCTGAGACGTTTTCAGCTGCCAGTGGTGTCTGTAGCCACTCGAGCCCGGAATCGCGCTCAGCGGGCAGATTTGGGGCCTTGGCGGGCATTTCAGCCATCATCGCCCCCTCGCCGTTGCGAACGCGGACTTCAGACTGGGGATGGAAACCGGCGTTTCGGCCCGGGCGAAGGGCTGGTGCGACAGCATCGCCTCGGTCATCGCCCAGACCAGCGCGTCGACCCGGTTCGGCGAGCCCTCGCCGAGGTAGCCGTTCGGGGTCATCACCATCATCTCGTCCTCGAGCGCCTCGAGCCCGGCTCGGCGCAGATGGCTGACCCTACCTTGTTCGTAGAGCGCGGAGACCGGCTCGGCACGGGCTGCCTTGCCGCGGCTGGCGGTCACTTCCTTGTAGGCCACCGAGCGGTCGACGTTGCGGATGACCGCCTCGACCATCGCCCCGCCGAAGTTGCGCTCGGCGACGATCCGGTCGGCCTGGTGGCGGTGGTAGGCGGTCACCGCAACCCGCGCCCAGCCGTCCGGCGACAGCTTGCAGGTCAGATCCTCCAGGACATAGCCGCGCCCGTCCATGCCGCGCCCGACCACGACGATGCCGATGTCGTCACCCTCGTCGCTGCCGCTGGTGCCCGACGGGTCGATCGCGACGACCACGCGGGACAGGGCCGGCGCCTGGTCGATCCGGGTCCGCTCGATCATCTCGCGGGTCCACAAGGCCCCTGGCACGTCGTCGAGGATCTCGGCCTCGAGCTCCTGCCGGCCGAGCCTGGTGCCGGCGTAACGCTCGTGGATCGCCTCGATGAACGAGGCTGCGAGATTGGCCCGGTTGTCCATCGTCCGGCCGCGGGTGGTGACCGTCGTCGGATCGGCGATCAGCCGCTTGATCATCGGTATCGGCCGCGGCGTGGTGGTCGCGACCTGGCGGGGGTGATGGCCAAGCCGCAGGCCGAACTGCAGCTGGTCCCAGGTTTCCTGGGCGTATTGCCACTTTGCCGGCTCGTCCGCCCAGGCTAGGTCTGCCTGCGGCCCTCGTAGCTGGTCGGGCTCGGTCGCGTTGTAGAGCGTGCCGACAGCGCCGTTGGGCCATGTCAAGCGGCGCTTGGAGGGCTCGTAGAGCGGCCGGAAATCCGCCGGGTGGACCGACAGCAGGCCGGACTCGCCTTCGACCATGACGTCGCGGGCATCCGCGCTGGTCTCGCCGACGATCGCGACGCGGTTGTAGCGGCCGGCGGACAATGGGGTTTCGCCGCAGATCATGGCGCGGACGAACTCGGCGCCGGTGCGCGACTTGCCCCAGCCGCGGCCTGCGAGGATGAGCCAGGTCTTCCAGGCGCCGTCGGGCGGCAGTTGCTCGGGCCTTGCCCAGAAGGCCCAGTCGTAGAGGAGCTCGGCCTGGCCATCAGTGCTCAGTGACGCCAGCCGGCGGGCCTGTTCCGTCGGTGAGAGGGCCCTGAAGCAATCGGCGGCGGAACTCTGCGGCATCGGTTTCGACCTGCTGGAGCTGGATCGGCTCGCCGTTGGGGCCGCTGTGCTCGTAGGCCTGCGGCGTCTCCCGCCAGCGCCCGCGGGTCTTGAGCCAGAAGATCGCGGCGGTGTTGTCCCCGCTCATCGCGTTGTTGTACAACCGCCCGGCGACCTTGGCGTTGGCCTTGTGCAGTCCGACATCAAGTTCGCGCCTGAAGTATCGGACCAGCTTTTTGACCTCGAACCCCATCAGCTCGGCCATTGCATCCTGCGGCACGCCGACCGCAGCGAGCATTTCGACCTGCTGGCGCTGCTCGTCGGTCGGCTCCATGGGCGGTGGGCCGCGCTTGCCCATCAGGCGGCGACCTTCTGCGGCTCGCGCAGGTCGTCGAACAGCCGGCCGTCCTCGTGGGTGGCCTGCTTGCCGGTGAAGTTCTGCCAGCGGGTTATGGCGACGTCGACATAGGCGGGGCTGAGTTCGATGGCCGCGACCGCAAGGCCGGTCTTCTCGGCGGCGATCAGCGTCGTCCCTGACCCGCAGAACGGTTCGAAGATCACCGCGTTCGGGCTGAACACCAGTCGGGCCATCATCCATTCCCATAACTTGACCGGCTTAGGACATGGATGATCGATGTCGCCTGCGTTTGCTGACACGTTCAGGTCAACTGCATCCGGTCGTGCGCCCCGCCCATGTGCAAGGCTTGGGTCTTTGCCGTAGCAAAGAAACGGCTGCCAGCAGTTGTATCCCCATGGCGAGCGCGCCGGGCCGCCTGCATAATACCAGCAGATGACCCAGTCTGGTTCGGGATAGAGCCACTGGCGCGTCACGCCAGACGAGAACACTACAGACACCGAATGCGCTCTGGCGAGCGGCAACCAAGCCGCCGCCAGGTCCTTCAAGTTCGCCAGCGTGTCGTCGTAGCCCCTGTAATTGTTCTTCCCGCTCTGCTTCTTCTCGTCGAGCCCATAGGGCGGGTCGGTCAGGCAGATGTCCGCCTTGCGTCCCTGAAGCGCAGCATCGACCGCGCCGACCTCCATCGCATCCCCGCAGACCAGCCTGTGCCGCCCCATCACCCAGACATCGCCTGGCACGCTCACCGGGTCGGCGGGCGGCTCGGGCACGTCGTCGGGGTCGGTCAGGCCCTCGGTGCGATCGGCGAGCAGGTCGGCCAGTTCGTCGCCGCTGAAGCCGATCAAGTCTAGGTTGAACCCGTCATCGGACAGCCCCTTGAGTTCGGACCCGAGCAGGTCGAGATCCCAGCCGGCGTTCAGCGCCAGCTTGTTGTCGGCGATGACCAGCGCCCGCTTCTGCACGTCGGTCAGGTGATCCAGCACGATCACCGGCACTTCACCCATGCCGAGCTGGCGGGCCGCCAGGAGGCGCCCGTGGCCAGCGATGATGCCGTTGTCGACGCCGACCAGAATCGGGTTGGTCCAGCCGAATTCGCGGATGCTGGCGGCGATCTGCGCGACCTGCGCTTCAGAGTGGGTTCTGGCGTTGCTGGCGAACGGGATCAGGTCACCGATCGGGCGCTGCTCAACTTTTATAATCTCCGCCGTTGTCACTTGCCACCCTTCAGCTTGCGATTGGCCTTTGCCTTGATCCTGGCGGCGGCGGCGGGCGACATGCGGCCGGCCTTAACTGCTTGAGTTGCGCGGGCTTTTGCGTTGGCGGCCCGTGCGGCGGTGTCGACGGGAAATGTGCGCCCGGCGCCTGCGAACTGTGACTTGGGCAGGGCATTGCGGCGGGTGGTGGTGAGCTTGGCCATCTAGCCGACCCTCGTGCCGAGACCGATGCCGCCGCCGCCGAACAGGTTGAACAGGAAGACGGCGAGGATGAGGATGAGGATGAGTGCGGTGACCCAGGACCATGGGGCGGGGAGATATGGAAACAGCCAGATGATGGCGGCGACGGCGAGTACGGCGAGGATGATGGTGGCGATGGTCATGCGACGTCCCCGGCGAGGCGGCTGCTCGTCATGGGGCTGAGGTAATAGCGCCGTTTTTCAGCGGATGTAGTAAGACATTAAGTCAGCGTGGTTTGGGTCGCCAGCCGTCTGCGAGGGCTTCGAGGGCGACCTCTGCGGTGCCGGGTATCTCACGGTCCCCGGCTTCCCACTTACGCACCGTGCGGCCGTCTACGCGCAGAAGCGCAGCAAGCCCGGACTGCGTGAGTCCGAGCTGCTGGCGGTATTGCTTGAAGGCGGAGGGTGTCATTTAGC